GTGCCAAACTGGGTGCCACAAAAAACAGCCTACTCTCATTGCGAGAGTAGGCTTTTAATTACTTCAAATCTTCTTCAGCAGTCTCATTAGGCTCTACTTCTGGTAGACCTGCCAACGATGTGCCAATGGATAAAATTGCAGCTAATGCGGAAGTTGAGCAAACTAACTTCCAGTCAACGGCGCCCAGTGTCGCTGTTGTTCCAATCGTCGCAACGAATGTCTGTGCTGCTGTTTTCAATGCACGTCTGCCTGCGGCTTTCGCCCACTTTAACCAATATTGTTTATCTTTCATTTTAATTCCCTTCCTCTTCTTTCTTCAATTTGTCTAATTCTATCGCTTAGAAATGTTACGGATGTTTCCGTTTGCGCTAAACGATTTTCCAGAGACATAACCCGGTTACTTACATCTCTGGTTGTGGCTTTTAAATCTGTGATTCCTTCTTTTACGTAGGTTATATTTGCATTCATCTTGCCAAGTTCTTCGGCAAGTTCTTTCGCTTGGTCTTTATTGCCCTTATGAATTGTTGAATTAACGCTCCAAATGGTAGCAACTAGACCAACAAGAGAAATCAGAAGGCTAATGTATACAGGATTGATTCCATCCTTCATTTAGACACCTCCTGTTTTATAGACCGTAGTAGATTTGGTCTACTGCACGCTGTACTGCATCTGGATCATACCCTGCTGCACGTAATGCGTTAATTCTATCTTGGCCGTTGCCATAATCACCACGATAAACAGCTTCCGCAATAGCGCTTAGATCATCTTGTGCTGAAGCTGTATCGCCGCCTTGAAGAATCTCATTGACGCGCTGTTGCACTGCCACGTTGTCGTATCCTGCTGAAGCTAGCGCATTGATACGGTCTTGACCATTGCCAAATTCACCAGCGATAACACGATATGCAATAGCATCAATAGAATAGTCAATCGTAGCTGTAACACCACCATACATTTCATTGATGCGTGCTTGTACAGCACTATACATATCGCCTAACGCGGCACGTCTTGCATCACCATTGCCGAACTCACCTGCAATTGCTCTAAGTGCTAAGTCTTCAATGTCTCCACTCACTGATGTTGTTGGTTGTGGGGTAACTGCGCCACCTGCCATAGCTGCACGAATGTCATTTTCGATGACATGGTTGACCTGCATACTATGAATCGTAGGACCTGGGCAATTTGTAGCCACAAACATACAATGCTCTGTCAATGTTGCGGATGGTGTCCCATCGTAATAAGGATAGATTCCGTATCTATTACAGATATCTGCACATAAACGAATTAAAGAAGCGTACGCTGCTTGACTGATTGGCCAATCGCCACCAGTCTCGCTATTAGCAACTTCGATAGTGATTGCGCGATCATCATTATCCCAGTTGGCTGATGTCCACGGATGATTTTCTTCATCGACATAACATGCGATTCGACCATCTGATCCAATTCCATAGTTGGATGATGCCTGTCTGTTTGGATTTAAAAAGACGTTGCCACACGTCTCGATTGAAAGATTACCAGCCATATGATGGATAGTTATCTTTGAAATTGAATTGTATCGTGAGCCTGAATGGTTAGGGCTCATGATTGCTACATTAGTTAAAGCTGAATATCCCATAAATTATTCCTCTACTTTCTCTGCTTTATTGTTGCTTAATTCTTCTAACTGCTCTGTTGTTAAAGCCAAATCTTCATTCATGATTCATCCTCTTTCTTTCTATCTAAAAAGGCACCCTTTCGAGCGCCTTAATAGCAATATTTAATTTTTGTAATAATCCCAGGCATTTCCGAAGCCTGGTTCATTACCTTTGTTTCCATCAATCTTGGAGATAAACACGATACCACGTGCGATAACTAAGTCCCCTTTGTTATAGACAGTCTTTTCATTCCAAGGCTTTATTTCTTGCTTTTTCTTCAGCATATTTTCGTACAGTTTCTCTGATATATCAGGCGTTTTCGCTTCCTCTGCTGTAACGTCTGATATAACGCTATACGGCACGTTTTTATAAGATACCCTTTGCCCTTTTTTGTACCGTTTTCCAGCTGCCCAAACATTCAGAAATGATATGTACTTCTTTACAACTTCAACGCTTGCCGTCTGTAAGCAATCATTGACTAATGGCTTCACATCATTAAAGTTTTTAGCATCAATGTCTTTTTGTGGTACATCAGACAAAATAAAAGAGATAGTATAACTATCATCGCTTTTAGAAAACGTCATTGGCTCAGTGTACATTTTGTGTGTGATACTCTCGTCATCAAAACTTATTTCATGTATAACACCAACTTCAAAACTATCAATTAGTGGCTTTAGGTTTTCAAACACCTTACGTTGAAATGTAACAACGCTTTTATTGCCACTTGGGATTTCAGTAAATTTTAAACCATCTATAAGCATTATTTCCCTTTCTATGCAGACTTAACAAACAGTCCGCTAACAACCACTTTACTTTTTGGTGTTATATCGTTTGGCGTAGACCAGTTATATACGTGTGTCATAATCGCATTAGCACTTACATTCTTTATTGTTGTTATACACCATGTAACAGTATGTGCGTCATAGAAACATACTAATTTATATCCAGTAGGAATAGTGTAAGGAACACTTATATATGCGGCCTGTTGTCCTTTTATTGCTTGAACATCAGCCGTAAATTCTTTCACAATAAACGTATCATCGCCGCCAACGGCAAGTCCGCCTTTTGCGTATGTTCTACCTAGCGTTGATAAATCACCTTCATTGTAAATACCACATGGTACATTAGGAGTTTTTTTAATGTGAATCATTCTAAAAAGAGATGTAAACTTCCCAAATAAAGCTGTCCATTGGCTTCCTGGTAAAATGTATTCTCTTGTTACAGATTGCCCATAGTAGTCTGTGATGGTTAATTTGAATGTAAATTTATTTTGATAATTTAAATCACTAAACTCTTTGTTGACGTTGAAATCATTCGAGTTTACAACCACATCAGTATTAAGTCTCTCATTTGGCAGATGTTCTGTTATTGCAATCAATTTATTTGACTGGCCATTGTACCATTTACCTTTTGCGATCATATATCCATGATTAGATGTTGGGTTATCTCTAGTCGCAACCAAATCCGTTATTGTCGGATAGAAATACGGAACATATGTTCCATGCCAATTACTAATTGATTTAAAGCCTCTACTGTCCTCTATTACAAACTGTACATCCCCATCGACCATACCTTCTAAATCAACACTATATGTATCATTATTAAGCACCATAGGGTATTGTTGCTTGTTATGTAATGCATACACGTTTTTAACCGTTGCATATCCCCTTACATCTGCTTGCATGGTAAGCTTTTTCTTAGACAAGTACCTAAATACGTTATCTTCACGAATCTTTGTGTTCCCAGTTTCCTTTACAACTGCCGAACTAATTACAGGCCCATACTTCTCTTCAGGAAGGTCTATGAAAAAACTGATATTCATTGAACCAATCATCTTTGCATTTTGATCACCGCTGGCATATGTTCCGACTCCTAAATATCCATAAATATATTTTCCGTCCGTCGAATATTTCAGCATTTCTTCAGTTGGTTTAAAGGTGTATTCCGTATCAATATCATTGGTATTAAGCCATTTGTACCCACTGTTCCCAATTACCCAAACAAGTGAATGTCGGTATGCAGGAACTTTTTTATCAAGAACTAACGTAATCGTATCCGTTCCATCCATCTTTACACGGTTCTTTCCATTTTTCCAAGAAGGAACACTCGCTCGGGGAATATTTGGAAGTTCAATAGAACCATCTAAGTATGCATCTGCAGAAGAAAAGTAAAAACTTAAATTAGCATTAATACTTGTTGAGTAGTTACCATTGTTATCATGATAACCCCAAAATCCACCGCTTATCAGTGTTCCGCTACCACTCAGCGTACCACCACCTGTAACTGTATCGCATCCAGTAGCACTAAATGACCAAGAACCAGAGTAGATATAACCAGAATTCATGGTGTAACTAACTTGGATTTCTACATAGTCCCTATTTAATTCAATGCTATGATATTGCGGATTAATTCGTGCTAATAATTGATAAGTTACGTTTGCTGCACCAGGTGTACGTGTAGCTTCAGAAACAACTTTCCAGTTTTCACTTAATAACACCATTAATCAACATCTCCAATCCAGTACATATACGTACAATCAACTTGTCCAGTCTTGATATTTCCGTTTGCAAATTCTGTGATTTCAATTTCATCTAGTTTTGCTTCTAATCGATGAGAACCAACGCTCAAAAATTCTCTAACTGCCAAATATGCAAGAATATTGTTCAGCTTATCAAACTGCGCAAGCACCTTTCCGTTAGTATCTACTACCTTCACTCCACGGCCATTAATACTTGTTTGCGTTTCTTCACCTTGACCGCCAACATGTAGACCATTTTCATCGAGCATTGCACGCATGAAAGCCTTGTAGCCTTCATATTCTTGGCGTGTAACACTAAGAACGATGTTATCCGTGTTCTGCTCAATACGTGATGCCAATTCTCGCATGCGTCCATCTGCTGCTGTATGACGGTCTGCCAATTCTGTCAGCGTTTCAGTCAGCACTTTATTGCCAACATTAACAGTATTAGCATTGATTGTTCCTGCAGTAATCATTGCTCCGTTGATATGTCCATCCGCAGTTATCGCAGTGGTATATGGCCCTGCATATCCGTTAGAGCTAAAGCCTAGCCCACCTTGTGACCAACGCCATACATTTCTTGCCTGTGTATAGTCTGCTTGGTCAGAAATAACCAACTCCGACCAGTTGCCATTTGCATCAGTTATCTTTGTGACATATCCACTAAATCCACTAATGTTAGCAGTAGCATGTTCTACTGCATTCTCTACTGCCGACTTGATCATAGGTTGGATAGTTGCCTTTGTTGATTCTTTAATTGTTTCAGCAAAGTTACTTCTAGCCTCTCCTAGTGTAACTTTATCGTACCTATCAGTAAGTACGTTGTATTCAGTCTTAATGACCTTAGCAGTAGCATTTACACCAAGTGTATCGAAAATAACATGGACGGTATCGCACAAACTTACCCTTTCTAAAGAAACGACATCTTTATATTCTTCGGTCTGCCATAATTGAATAAATGAAACATCAATGGACACCTTTGGAATACCTAGGTTATTGCTGCGGATATACTGCGTTGCTTTGTTGTTTAGCTGCTCTTTCGTTGGCTTATTCTCAAAGTCGGATGAGCAATCAAGAACAAATACACGCTCTTTCGGATAGTCTGCATGATTTGGTAAGTATTGTATTTCACCTATTACAACTTCTTCCTTATCGTTCTCTTCCTTAGTCCAGTATGCGATTGTAGCAGTATATACAGACTCGATAGATTCATCTTGCTTTAAATCGGTTAGATTCTTTCCATATCGGATTGTTACACCGTTATCATGTCCTCTATTCAGATGGACCTTAACAGTAAATCTATCAAATTCTAACTCTGCACCATTGCCGAAAGAGTCCAAGATTGATCCCTGTGTGCCGGCAAGTCTACTTCTGAATGATGCAGGTAGTTTTTGCTCATACTTACCACTACCCGCAATGTCGGTCCATGTATTAAATGGATTAGCAATCATTGAGTTTTCTACCAGTCCTCGCAATGCCGATGCACAGTCACTCGCCTTAAACGGTATCACTGGGATTCCTGATAAGTCATAGCTAATATGCTCAGCATAGACAGATACTACACCGCCTATAGGTCGTGTTATCTTATATATTCTAAATGGTTGTGCTTGCTTCCCATCACTTGGTACTGCAAGCACGATATTATTGTTTTTAATTTCCTCATAGTGAATGCCACCGAGTGGATATTCCATTTCCAACTCGTATGATCCATTGCGTTCTTCGATAACAATACAAGAAATGGCATCAGCAAGTGTGCCAATGCCATTGTGATTGAATTGTTTTTCTGTTGATTCATATAAGATTGGTTTCATATCGTATACCACCGTGGTTTGATTTCAACTTTAGTAATACCAGAGCCTAATGTAATGCCTGTTGCTATATTAGCAATCAGCAGAGGCTCTTTCACCAACTCAATATTGCTATTTCTATTATTGGCGTCCTCAAATGCATTAAGTGTATCGCAATCAAACTCGATATATTGTGTTCCTGCTTTTTTAACTTTGATTGTACTTGTTCCAATTTTGACTTCACCAGTTCCATAAATTTTTAGTATAGGTTTAGCATCATAACTTGTAGGATTTTTGATAGTTCCAGATGCGGTTAGAGTTATTGTAGCTTCTCCGCTTTTAAGAAATTTCTGGGGCATACAGTCAAATTTAATGCTGAATGTTGCACCCTGTTTATCTTTATCACCAACCTCGAATGAGCCGTTATAACGCGCCATTCTGTAGTATGTCGGGTTAATTGTATCCTCTAATCTTTGATAGCCGCTAAATGCATTTAAATACGCTCTCAACTCATCTAATTTTAACTTCATTTCTTTAGTCATATAGCATTGATAAGTTAATTGAAAGTTATTAAATGTATTGCTATTAAGAGGTGTTAATGTCCCACTTCTTCCTGGTACTTGAATATCATTTAAGATACGTGGAGCAGAGTTCCATCCATTACTATCTGATACAAACGTAAAAAAGGAAGATGATTCCCTTCCTGCATACCTAAATGTATTAGCCATTGAAAACCATCTCCCTTCTCTTCTGCATATTTGTCAGTTGTTCTTCTACAGTCTCCGCTAATCTCTTAGCATCACCATTGTAACCATTGATATTAATTGTAACATCGCCCATGTGGACACTACCTTTACTATCTCCCTTATCTGAAATTAGCCCTCGCAAATAATTTTCTGACATGATAATTTCCCTAGCCGTTTCGCCACCGCCTAGCAATGTATTGCCTCTAGCACCGAAGATAGTAGCACCATCTAAGATACGTGGGTTTCTAGTTGCTCTATCATACCAGTCCACGCTTAAATGAGGGACTTTCGGAGGTAATAGTGAGAACTCCCCGACTAGACTAAAGTGAGGTAATGATATATGAGGTAAACTCCAATTAAAATTAAAGATACCCTTCAACCAGTCTACAATTGGAGAAACAAATGATTTAATACCATTAAAAACACTGCTAAACGTATCTTTTATTGCATTTAAAGGTCCTTTTACTGTATCCAATAACCATTTAATAGCATCACCAATAGCAGTAAGCACTGGCTTTAAAATGTTGTTCCAGTATCCACTGATTAAAGAGAATACGGCTGAAACAACTTCGCCAAACGCATTAAAAATAGTTTGAAGTATTGGCCATAAAGTATTCTGAACAAAATCACCTATTGCTTGTAAAGTCGGTTGTAAGGTATTAGTCCAAAAACTAACAATAGCATCTATCACACCACCAACTACTTCTTGAATGTTTTTCCATGCTTCATTGACAAAGTTTCTAAAGTCTTCGTTATTTTGATAAAGCAATACCAATCCTGCTATCACTGCCCCAATCGCAGCAATAATAGGATGAGCCATTAGAAAGCCTAAACCTTCTGAGAGCTTGCCAATTGAGCCTGTTATTCCTGAAATGATGGATACTGCAGGGCCTAATACAGCAAGAATGCCAGCAGCTGCAATTATTGCCTGTTGCATACCAGGGTCTAAATTTGACCAGCCATCCGCTAAATCTTTAATAGCAGGAATGATAGTATCAACAGCTGTTTGGATTGAAGGCATGACTGCTTCTGCAACTTCATACCCTAATTGCATCAAGTTATTCAGCACCGTCTGCCATTGGTCTGCTGGATCTAATGTTGCATCAAATGTGTCGCTCACAGAGCCTAATGCATCTTCTAGCGATGCGCTAGAATCCACAAACATATCAGCCGATAGCGTACCATTCTGGAAAGCCGCATACAACTGAGGACCAGCCTTTGCACCAAATACGGAGATAGCACCCTGTGATGATGATAAAGCATTTCTAAATGCCTCTTGCATGCTAATGCCTTCACTCATTGCGTTTGCTTGCACCTTTTTTAAGCCCTGCATAGCAGTTGAAACATCTACACCAGACTTTTCTAAGTTACCCAGTAATGAAGCTGCGCTTGCTGCGTTTAAACCCATGCCCTGTAATGCAGTAGCATTAGTTATAAGTCCAGACTCTAATGCATCCATACTTACGCCCGTGTCTTGTCCTACTTTATTCAATGTATCTAAAAATGCGCCTGTATCTTCTGCTGATAGTCCGAATGCTGAAATTGCTTTCTGCACTTGATCTATTGACTGATTAACATCAACGCCGTTTATTTTTGCAAATTTTAAAAATTTTGTAGAGATATCCTCTAATTGCTCACCTGTAACACCAAAGCGTGTATTAACTTCACCGATAGCAGTTCCAGCATCTTGGAATGTTACGGGTAATGATGTAGCAATGTTTTTAACAGAATCCTGCATTGATTGCAACGCTTCGCCTGTAGCACCAGTTTTTAAAATAACAGTATCCATACCATCATCAACTTGTTTCCAAGCTGCTAATGATGCGGTTGCAAGTCCAGCAATAGGTACTGTTAAACTCTTAGTCATTGCATCGCCAATTGGTTTCAGAGCGTTGCTAAATGAACTTAAAAAGGATTGTCCGGATTTCTTCCCCGATTCATCCCCTGCTTTTGTTGTTTCTTTTTCTAGAGTCTCAGAGATTTTATTCCCTATACCCTCCGTGGTTGGAATGAGTCGCACATAGGCGCTCGCTAATTCAATTCCATCCGCCATATTATGCACCTCCGTATCTAGACTTATTAAAATCATCTACTGACATATACGACCGAGTTGTATCCCTCTTTTTACCCTTTTCTTCTTTACCTAACACAATATCAACCAATTTAGTAGGCATATCCTTCTTGGGATTTCCGACCAACATGTACTCAATTTCTGATAGACGATCATGTATGCTAGGAAGTAATAAATACTCAGGGATTTCTTGGATACCCTGCATCTTTTTATATACTCTTGATTTCGCCCCTAAACCGAAAACCAGTACCGCCACTTTTGATGGTGGAAGGTCTTTATAGTTAAAAAGGTGATAAGTCTCTGCTAGGTCGCAGGTCAACTCATCACCATATTTGTTAACAATTTCGGCAAGGGCTATTAGTTTTTTTCGTTATTAATCGAAGACATGAAACTAGATAACTCTTCTCTCATCTTCGTAGCATGCACTATGCCATCATCTGATAGAGAACGTACATGTTCTTTAAAAGCACTATATCCTTCCTCACTTAGCAGAATCTTCAATGCCGAAATAAGAGATGCCGGCTTCCCTTTATCAGCTTCTCCCCATAATTCAAGAAGTTCCCAGTTATCTAATGCACAATCTTTAATTTCAATTTCAAAACCTGTATTTGTCTTGCCTTTCATTTTTTATCTCCTACGCAGTTGGTGCTTGATAGTAATCGTATGATGTAT